CAGCACGGCCTCATCGCCTGCTGCGTTGCCGTCGACGGCCAGTGCCAAAATGCCTTTCGTAGTTGCGGTGTCGGCAGCCAAAGCAGCCGTACAACCAGCGGTGAGCAAATGCGAGTACGGACCAACCAGCGTCGTCGCATTGAACGTATGGAAGTCGTCGAAAAATCCAAAGACGGAATTACCACTCGGGGACTGGTAAGAACTTCCAGTCGGATTCATGCTTGTGGGGGCACCAAACCCCCGCCATAACCTGGGTGAAAAATGCCTGTTCGAAATCTCGTCAAAATGCGTGTCCATAATGCAATCCTTTTGTAAAAGCGGGAGGTATCCCAGCTAAGGGTGGGCGTTCTGTCCCTGAATCGAAAAATGACGGGCGTAATTTATCGTCTCGCCCGCCGAAGACGTTTACTTTCAGGCAACTAAGCCTTACGCAGTTTCAGTTACACTGTTTGTGCAGTAGCCTCGGAAGTTACCGCGGCGGTTGAAGCAGACCATCTGCACCGCGTCATCCATGGCGCGAACGCGAACGTTGCTCATTTCTGGATGCTGGAAGGCTTTGCGTTTCCGCATCTGTCGACCCTCAGCATAGTAGCACTTGAAAGTTGCCCAGTTCACGCCCAAGATAATACCGTCCGTCCGAGCGTTGGTACTGGCAAGACTGGTCCATGCAGGAACCCAGTTGAGCGGCACGCCACGGACATAAACCGTACCACTGCGAGCCGCCACGTCATCGCCGATGTTGTCGTTGCCCAATTGCAGCAAGCGACGACACGCAGCCAAGCGGCTGTGCGTGGTCAACAACTCCCAGTCGTGACGCTTCTGATCCACGATGTCTGGACGCTGCACTGGCGGTGTGAACTGGCAAAGGTCCATCGAGTTAATGACCTTCTCAACGAAATCTTCCCGGTTGACGCTCGTGTACGGGAATGTTCGGTTACGCCACTGATCGTAAGCGATTGGATCGATTGCACCCACACCGTTCGAGCCCCAACCAACTGGTGCATAACCATCGAACCCTTCTTCCGAATTGTTCTCGCTTACGCTGTCGTCCGTCGCGGTGAGCCACCACAACAGAGAGACGGGTGGAAATGGCGATTGCGTTGGGCTGGACGGTCCAGGTCCGAACATCAAGTCTTCCATGCCGGTGTAGAACGAAGTCATCAAATCCCGCTCAAGGGATTCGAGGTAGTCGTAAATCTGCCGTCCACCAGTTTGGAAAATCTCCTCGTCGATGTCGTAGTGGTAGTTGTTGGTCGTCAGACCCCACTTCATTGAACCTTCACTGAGAACGTTCACGCGGCTCGACGAATCCCGGTGGTACAAGCCGACAACCTGGAAGTTGTCGTTAGTGTTCACCTTGACCTTCCACTTGCACTGCGACGTGCTCATGGTGTCTTTCTTCAGGTTTCCACTGAAGAGGCGTGAAGCATACTTGTACTCTTGCAGCGGCAGGGAAATATCCTGTGCCGCCATTCTGTCTTCACCAGCAAATTCCTGGAGAATCGAATTTACAAAATCATCAATCTGCTCAATACCTAGTGCCATAATGCACTTTCCTTTTTGTTATGTCCGCTCGAGTTCTTTGTAGAGTCGTTCGGCTTCGTCACGAGGATTATCCGATGGCGGCAGCGGCTTCGTTGGGCTTCCGCCCTGTCGACCGTTGCTCTGTTTGGAAATCTTGCGGGTTTGTTGTTTAAGTAGTTTCTTCCCAAGTTCATCACCGAACGCCATGTTGGCGACGCGGCTTATCAAATGCTTCGACATTTCAGTCGGTCGACCCAATCTTTCGAGTCCGATCATCTGCGCCTTGACGGCCACGTTCAAGTCTCTACGCCGCTCCAGTTCCCTGTCTGACTCTTTCCCGGTCGTGCCGAACAGATCAGTATGTCCGAGTGAGTCAACAAAACTGTCAAAACGCTGCTCTTCCGCGCTGGCGCTCGCTTCTACGAAGTGTGATTCCAAGGCTTCCAAGCGAGACTCGTAGTGGTCGCGCATTCGCGTGAACTCACCTATGATCTCTTCGTCGTATTCAGAGCTTAACGACACCTGATACCGGCCATCCTTTGGAGTTTCCTCTTTGGTCTGGTCGACTTTCAATTTGACAAACTGACCTTTCTCGTTTCGAGTCGTGTCGCCGTCACTTTCCGCCAACGCCTTACGGCCGGCTTCTAGTGCGTTTTTGTCAAACAGTCGGAATGCCCGCTCCAACTCCTCGCGACTGGCAAAATCGGCGATCTCCGATTCCTCAATGCCGTACGCGGCTGCCTCGGCTTTTACGTCATCAGTCAGCCATTCAGGGCTTTCTGTTTCGTCGCCGGTTTCCTCGCCCGCTTGGGCGGCGTCACTGCCGGATTTTTTCTCGGCAAGTATTTCTTTTGTCTTGTGCCCCGGCTGTGAAGTGCCGGTCTGCTCGTTCGTGATCTGCGCGTCGGACTTTCTCTCAGGCTCGCCCTTACGCTCCTGCTCTACTTCCTGCGCTAACTGCTGTACGAATTCTTTGATATCGTCGGCGGTGGTGTCCGGTGTTGCTTCGGTAATGTCTGCCAGTGGCATTATATCGTTCTCCGTGAGTTATTCTTTGGTTCGCCGCGGCTTAATCCCCGTACGATCCCTCGTTGTCAATTAGCCCTCGGCGTGAAAGAAACTCTTTCCTTGCCCTGCGACTTGTGAAGCGCATCTGTCCGTTGTCATGAACCGCCGCGCCTTGGATGTTGTGCTGGCGGATCATGTCACGCGCCTCTCCGACTTGCGACTTCATTACCCCGCAGCCTTCGGAAATCAATGGGTCATGCTCGCTGTACGTGTTGGACATCATCGGCGGCGCGTCGAGCCAATCTTTCTTTGGCGGGAGCAACTTATTTAGCTCTTCCTGAGTGACTATCCTGCCGTTGTACTTGCATACGATTTTGCTCATTTCACCACGCCCCCTGGAATCAAACTCGCTTCCAAGCACACTTCTACATCCGGCATCTGCTCGACAGCCTTGATTGCAGCATCCAGCGTTTCCGCTTCGACCTCCCGCCACTCTCTAGTTCTTTCCGTGTCGGCTAATCGCACCCTCACATAAACTTTCACGCTGGTGGCCTTTCCATTGCTGCTTTTTGCTGTCCGTTAAGTTGAGAGCCTGAACCCATCAAACTTTGAATTACCGAATTTGCTCGATTCTCCGCGGTGCCTCCGGTTGGGATGTTTTTACGGACGGTCTCCCGCGTCGTGTGTGCTGGTGATTGCACCGTGTTCTGATCGCCACCCAGCATCTCGGCCGGAGTAGCAAACGTTATCAACTGCTCTATCTCGGGCTTGTTCATCAGCCGCGCCAGTTCTTTGACCAGCACTTGAACATTCAGCGTGGCGCCCGATGCTTGGAACATGGGCCATAGAGGGGCAATTTGCTGCAGCACCTGGAAGTATTCTTGTACGTGTTGCTGGGGAGTCTTAAAGACCATCGAGTACGGTTCCACCCGAAACTGATAATCTTCGAAGTTGCCCAAGCGGTGGTCGGGCGTCCAATCCGAGTTGACTTGGATTCCGCTATTACCAACTGGCATCGAGGTGCGCAGTTCGAGCGTCTGATCCTCCCACATCAACCGTCCGAGGTCCAAAATGCACTCAGAGGCAAAATTCACTACAGCCGTGCGCATGTCAGCCACATTCCTAGACAACTGCCCGTGAATCAATTCCTCCTGTCCGACTGTGCTTGCTTGCGCTCCGAGTCCACCCATCGCTTGAAGGTTGCCAGCAAGACGGTCGTATTCTGCTTGAAGGAACGCGGCGAGCGCCATGTCTCGCTGATCGACGCCGCCGCTTTCGAACTGCTTGATTTGCTCTGGGCTTGTTCCTCGCTGCCAACTGTTGCGTTCAGCCGTTTGTAATCGCTTGGCATCATCAGCCATACTTGGCGGGTACACGTTCACGACTCGGTGAGCGTCAGAATCCTCTTCCATCCTACGATGCAGCCTGTTTTGCAGATCGTGCATCCCCTTCAGGTTGACCGCTGGCGAGGTTGGTATGACGTTATCCGGCGTGTTGCCCAAAGAAAGGAATTTGTATGGTCCCGCCTGAGAGCCAGCCCATTCACGTTCAATCAGCGGCTCCAAGCCTTCCTGTTCGCACGCCATCGTGGAAATGGAATTATTCTCTGCAATCCACACATCCATCAGCCAGACCATATCTTTCAGGTCATCGTCCTCGGCACTTCCCCAGTCCGAAGCGATATCTCGAGCAGCACCTGTCTGGTCGTGGTGCTGCCGGCTGGTCGGATGGAGTTTGTCTTTGACCTTTTTCGAA